CAGTACGGGCTCACCCTGTACGGCATCCGCGTCGCGGTACAATCCGAGCAGCCAGCGGCGGCGACGGTGCCTGCCGAGGATGAGATCCCATTCTGACGCACCCGGAAGGCCCGGGCGGTGAAGCGATTCCCGCTCGGGCTTTTCATATACACGAAAGGACATAACAATGAAAGATCAAGTAGATCAATTCATTGACGATGTCAGTAAAAACGACTGCGAACTGGAAATGTCGCTGGTGGTGCCAATTCAATTTGTTCTAGGGCCGGATGGACACTTGCATTTCAACGTCATTGAGCGTTGGACTGCCGCGCGAAAGGGTGCGACATATAGGGCGATGGTCGGGTTGCTTGCCGCAATGATCATTTGTGACATGGATGCAATGGATGCCTTCAAGACATGGCTGGAGACCGAGTCGGTGGGCAGAGAGTTGAGGCGAAGGTGTATTGATGCAGAGCGTCGAATCGTGCGTGAAGCGATAGGTGCAAAAGTTGTATTCAGAGCATTGCCTGAAGTTTCAACTGATTCCGTTCGCGCACGTTTTTACAGAGATGACGGTGGGATAATGCGTGCCAAATGCGATATCCAACACTCTTACACAGATGATGCTGGCATCGAACACGGTCTAATTTTCAAAAAGGAGACACCATGAGCAACTCAATCACACGACTGTACGAAGCGACTGCTGCGGCGCAGGAACTGGAGGAGATGATCCAGGCCAGCGCGGAATCTGGCGGAGACATCACCGAATTCGACGGGCATTTCGACATTCTGGCACGGCAGGCGGACTCGCTGCCGGCGGCCATCGACGATGTGCTGTCGCTGGTGCGCGACATCGAGGCGCGAGCCGAGGCACGCAAGGCAGAGGCTGACCGGATGCGACAGCGGGCCAAGCGCGACCAGGCGGTAGCAGATTGGTTCCGGTCGCACGTGCTGCGCGTCATGCAGGCAGAAGGGTTCAAGAAACTTGAAACTTCGCGCTGGCGCGTGACGCTCGCGATGCCAGGCGGTAAGCGTGCGCTGGAGATCGTCGGCGACGTGCCGGACGATTACAAGTTTGAAATGACCACAGTTGAGACCGACACGGCAAAGATCCGCGAGGCGCTCGAGGGCGGCGCAACGCTGCCGTTCGCGCGGTTGGTCGAGAAGCAGCCCACATTGAGGATTTCCTGATGTATCACCATACTCCAGCACTTGAGGGCGTGAAGCGGGCGCTGGCCGGGCGTGGGTTTGCCTGGCCGGCGAAGGGAGTCAAGGACAAGGATTCGGTCATTGCAAGGTTGATGGCGTTCGACGCGCTGCACAACCTGACCGGGCTATCGGCGAGTCGCATTGCCGTGCTGGTCTCGAGCGCACCGAGCAACACGAAGAACATGCTCGGACGAGTGGAGCGGTGCTATCGAAACCAGAGCGACCGAGCTGCGTGGATTCAGGAGGCGCGTGATGCGATCGTGGAGGAGTTGAGCAGTCAAACGACCGAGTAGAATCGAGCCATGACCAGCGAGCCGCGCCGTGATATCCATGACCGCCTGCTGTTGCATGCGACGATGGCAGAAGATTCCATCCAGCGCCGGCAGCGGGCAATGGCCGAGTACACGCTGGCGCACTACGAATCGGCGCTGTTCCGCGAGGCAGCTCGGGAGATCGAAAATTTGCGCGCTCGCGTGGCAGACTTGCAATCCAGGCTGAAGTCGGGACAATAAGCGAAACGGCCCGCCTCCGACGGCGAGCCGCTTCTAACCGTAACCGCGCTGATAAGAGCGCAGGAGGCTTCGATGAGTTTACAACCAGAAGGCGCGCTCGGCTTCATGCCGTTCTACTACCAGCGGTTCGCGTGGTCTACGCGAGGCTGGCCAGCCGATGCCGCGATGGCGTACCTGTTCCTGCTCTGCGAGCAGTACAGCAACGGTGGTTTGAACCCTGATCCGCAAGTGCTGGAGGAGATCGCTCCCGGCACGGTCGCGCATTGGGATCGCATCAAGCGCAAGTTCACGCATGGGCCGGACGGCCTGCTACGGAACATCCGGTGCGAGGAGATCCGATCCCGGAGCCTTGCGGCCGGCGACCGGAAGCGGCAGCAGGCTCGCAATGCGGCGGCAATGCGGTGGCATAGCGGGAGCAATGCTCAAGCAATGCAGAACGATGCCAACGATAACGATAACGATAACGAAAGCGATACCGATAGCGAGATCGGGAACGAGAGCGAAAGCGTGAATCCAATCTCGCTCAACGGCTCCGCCGTCGAGCCTGATTCATCCGTAAATGATCCGAAACCAAGCAGGGCACCAGCCAGACCGAAGATCGGCACCGACGAAGACTTCAACGCATTCTGGGATATCTACCCGCGCAGGGTGGGCAAGGGCGCAGCACGGGCGGCATTCTTCAAGGCGTTGCCGCTTCTGGCCGATGAGATGGAACTGGTCGAGGAGGCGGCGGCTCGGTACATGATCCAAGCCGTGGAGGCTTACGCGAACCGAGCGGATACCCGTGCGCTGGAACCGAAGTTCGTGCCGCACCCGGTGACCTGGCTGAACCAACGGCGGTACATAGACGAGCTTGAACGAATCCGAGAGGAGCAATTCCGATGAGCGACCGAATGGAACGAATCGCACACGCATTTCCTGAAACGGCGTGGGCAAAAAATCCCAAGCACAAGAGTCGCAAGGCGAATCAGCAGATCATCGACAGCCTGACCGATGAGCAGTTCGAGGACAAGTTCGCGGAGTTCCGAGGCAAGCAGGTACCGAGCACGAAGATCGAAGACTGGCAGAAGCCTGTCCGAAGGGCGGGATTGGCGAACGCCATCGTGCAACTCACCGACGAGGACTACGAGGCGATCTTCAAGGCGTTCCCAAACTTGCGCCACTACGCGCACGAGGTTCGCACGATGCAGGCAGCGCACCGCAAACTCAAGGGCATTGCGCCGCTCACGAAAGCCGACGTGCAGCAACTCGCGCAAGACCACCCGAATATCTACGGGCCATACGCGAAGCATGATGCGGATCGAATGCTGCTCAAGGCGGACGATGGCACCGAGCAATGGGTAGACCGCCAGATGTGGGAAGACCGCCAGCGCATGAAGAAAGACCTGCTGCTGGCTACCCGCGAGGAGATCGCGGTAGGTGTCTCATATGCACGACAGGTCGGTGCGCTCGGTGGCGAGCCGCTACCGGGCAAGGTCGAGGAGTGGAGTGCGTACTCCACCGGAATCGTTTGGGCAGCAATGGAAACGAAAGGAATCTTCGCGTGAACAAAGTTGAATTGGAAATGAATGAGGAAACAAACCTGTCGGATTTGTTCAAAGAGCATCCGCAGGATAGGGCATTGGAGTTTGATGCTGAAAACTTTCGAGTGATTTTGTGGCATCCAGATAGGCCGAAAGCGCACATTCATGTGCTGAGTTTTGATTTTTGCAAAGGTAACTGGGAGTTGACGCCACGCACACTTGACAAAGACGAAGGAGCAGACCTGTACGAACTTTTGTTATCCAAGCATCTTCTAGATATGCGAATCATTATCGATCGTTTGGAATCGAAAGTGAGGAACTTGAATCACATGGTGCCGCAGTCGAAAAAACCAACGCCACCTGACGATCTCCCACTTTGAACGGAGCGAACGTGACAAATCATCAACCGACAGACCCAGCGACCGACGAAACCTCACACGTCACGATCCCGGCCACGCGCAGCGAGTGCGCGAATCCGGTTGAGGCTGCGCTATGGCGGGCCTTGCGCGAAGCGCGGCGCGAGCGCGACGAGGCGAGGCGAGAGGTGTGCAAGTGCAACTCCACTTCATACCCGCATGACATGAAGGAATGCCATGAAATTGCAGAGTCACGCGGCTGGGACTGCTTCTCGGAGGACGGCAAGTGACAAATCATCAACCGCTAGACCCAGCGACCGACGAAACATCACAGGTCACTTCAAGGCGAGCGATTGGAATGACCGAGGTTGTAGGTCTTATTGAATCCATCACAGGGTTCAAGCCAAGCCGAGCAACGATATGGCGCTGGCAGTTGAATGGAAGACTTGTGGCGCGACGTATCGGTGGTCGCCTTTACACGACAGAGCAGGACGTGAGGCACATGCTCAAGCGTGATGAACAACTAAAAGGCATTTCGGATGAGATCGAAAGTCTGCGGCGCGAGCGCGATGAGGCGAGGCGGGAGGTGTGCGTTTGGCAAACCGGAAGAACCGGCAGCGCATTGCAAGACTATGCCAAATTACGCGGCTGGGACTGCTTCGCGGAGGAAACCAAGTGATCGTCAGAGCTGAACGGAACGGTTGGCGCGACGAGTGGATCAGCAATAGGCATCGCGCCTGGGGCGTGAACTGCCCAGCCGTCGATTTAGATTTCATCATGTGCGAGTACAACCACGGCATGCCAGTCGCTCTGGTGGAGTACAAGCACGTCAACGCGAAGCCAGTTGACAAGAAGCATGCGACCTACCGGGCCTTGATCGCGCTTGCCGATGGATACAGGCATCGACCGTTGCCGGCATTCGTCGCGCTGTACAGCTCACAAGAGGCCACGTTCATCGTGCAGCCTCTGAACCAGCATGCAGAAACGTACTTTGGAAGCCTGGCGAACACGTTGATGTCCGAACAGGAGTTCGTCAGGCACCTGTATCTGCTGCGCAAGAAAGTGCTGTCCGCAGAAGACGAGGCTGTAATCAGGTCATTGAGTGCGTCGCGAGGACTAGCATTGATGGAATCCGGTGATACGCTGAATGCATGACGCTGCCAGTCGAGCGGTTCAATTCCATCTCGCGCACACGCCATTTCCTCGGCGCACTATGCGATCCGAAGCGGACGCCGGGCGTGCCATCCGCAATTCGGGATGAAGCCAGGCGGTGCCTGAAGCACTTTCCAACCTCGCTGGACATGGAGGAGGCCAGACACGGACTACGGCTGGCTGCTCAAATCTGGGCTGCCGTCGAACCGCTTCCTCGCCGGCTTCGCCGACCGAGAACTTCCGACGATGAGTAGGATGCACACACAATGACGGGCGAGCGGCCACGGACGGCCTCTGCCCTTGCGGTCATGCTCCGCGCGTGGCAGGATGCGCTTATGCCCGACGTACTCACCGTGACTGTTGGGATACCGGCTCGCAGCCTTCATGCGAACTCGAGGGTTCACTGGGCTATCCGCGCAAAGGCCACGAAGAAAGCGCGTGTCGAATCGTGGGCGGCGGCCCAGATCGCAATGCACGAAGCAGACGAAAAGGGTGGGTGGAAGGAGGCGACTTGCGCTGTCCACTGGTACGCCTCCACAAATCGCAAGCGCGACAAAGACAACTGCCTGGCAGCTCTGAAGGCCACGTTCGATGGGCTCGTTGATGCTGGCCTGCTGGAGGATGACTCGGCACTGACGCACCTGCCAATGGTCATCATGGTCGATGCCAAGAACCCTCGAGTTGAACTGCACCTGAAGCGGTGGGAGGTCAAGGGTGGCGCGTAAGAAGCCGGGAACCTCAACTCGCGAATGCGACCGTGATCGCATTAGACATGAGTTGAAGGATCACTATTGGCGAGATGGATCAACACCCGGAACGCAGTGGACAGTCGAGAAACTTTCTCGAAACATCCACCGGGTCACGATGCTTGCCGATACGCCGCATCGATTCGAGTGGCATGGGTTGCTGGCTTCAGATCGGCACCATGACAATGCGCACACAAATCAGGAACTGGAGCGCAACCATCTAGATGAGTTACGCGAGCGCAAGGGTGGAGCAATTGACTGTGGTGATCTTTTTTGCGCCATGCAAGGGCGCTGGGATTTGAGAGCTGATCGCTCTGCATTGCGGGAGGAATATCAGTCTGGCGATTACCTTGATGCCCTTGTCCGCGAGGCAACAAAGTTCTACGCGCCATATGCGGATCGCTTCGTCTGCATCGGACGAGGCAACCACGAGACAGCGATTACCAAACGTCACGAGACCGATCTGACGGAGCGCCTGTGCGCAGGATTGAGCGCCGCGTCGCAGTGCCCTGTGTATTCCAGCGGCTACGGCGGGTATGTGCTGTTCAGGCTGATTACGCAGTCTGGTGGATCATTCTCTTTCCGTGTCAAGACCTTCCACGGTTCCGGCGGTGGAGCCATTGCCAGCCACGGCGTACTTGACACCCGCCGGCATGCGTCGATGTACCCGGATGCAGACCTTGTAATCACTGGGCATAGCCACCACCACTGGATCGTTCCATTGGCTCGAGAACGCCTGCGTCAATTTCTAGGCCAGGCTGAAATCGTGCTTGATGAGCAAATACATTGCAGGATTGGCACTTACAAAGATGAGCATGGCGACCACTTTGGTGGATGGGCATGCGAGAAGGGTCTCCCACCAAAGACACTTGGTGCGGTTTGGATGCGCCTGCACATTGCCGGCACACAAGGGAACTATCGCCTAGCAGCGGAGTTGACCCGTGCAACATGAAGCCAGACTCACGATCAACGGAAGGCGCTGGAGGATCAAGCTTGTGCGGTCAAAAGACTTGCCGAAGGACTGGCTTGGAGACTGCGACCACCCACCAGGACCGCACCCAACCATCCGGGTGCGACGGAACCTGTCGCAGCAGCGACTCGCATCCGTCATCGCACACGAAGTCCTTCACGCCGCTGTACCGGCATTGGATGAAGCGACGGTCCAGGCCGCAGGAGATGCGATAGGCCGGGCATTGTTTGTGCTACAGTTCCGCCGAGTCGGAACATCCAAGCCTCCGACGAAAGGACAACCATGAAGCCAGCCAAAGGCAAGCGATTCGTCAAGGTCGTGAAGAACCCGAAGACCGGGCGCACCAACAGGGTCAGTTACGGGCAGGCCGGCAAGGCCAAGGGCGGCGGCGACCGGATCAAGCCAGGCACCGCCAAGGGCGACGCCTACTGCGCCCGTAGCTGGGGCCAAATGCAACGCAGCCCGGCAGCAGCAAAGAACCCAAATAGCCCGCTGCGGCTCTCGCGCGCCAAGTGGAAGTGCAGCGGCAAGACCAGCAGACGCTGATGCCGCGCCACGCAAACCTGCCGTTTCACCTGTACGTCACCGTACCGAACCACCTGCTCGGGCCTGGCATGCCTGCCGGCACCACCAGAGGCATTTGGCACGCTGTCTATTCACGACCAGGCCAAATGCTGATGACGCATGTCCTGCTCGAGAGCGGAGCACATTGGTGTGGCCTACCCATGCACGGACTGCTGGCGACCGACGATGGCGGCTTCTGGCACGATCGACATGACCTGGAACCGTGGGGCGGAATGGGCGAACATTTGGAATGTCTCCATCTGCACTATCTCGAAGGACTCGAGGTAGTTACGATCAAGTACGGATGGAAGGGAAGGCACACCGGAATCGTGATCGATTGGACAGACGGCTTCTCTCGCTACCCGCAGGAACACAAGCCGCTCAACCTGCTCGAGATGGACACAGGCCAGTTCGCCCTGCTGCCGAATAACTACGTCACCTACTCGGACAAGCACCTCGTCAACCCGAGCAAGCGTGAAGACTTGAAGAACTACCGACGAGGAGAAACCACCTATTGGGAGAAATGATGGCGAAGAAGCAGAAGAACAGCCTCGTCGGGAACATCAACCGCAGGCGCAAGGCCGGCACCAGCCGATCCAAGTCAACGTCCACCGTGAGCCCAAAGGCATATGCACAACTCAAGAAGGGATGGAAGTGATGCCGTTCACGTCCAAGGCACAACAGCGTTTCATGTACGCCAAGCACCCAAAGATCGCCAAGAAATGGGCAAAGAAGACAAGCAGCTTCAAGAGCCTGCCAGCCCGCGCAAAGAAGCGCAAGTAATCGCGCTCAATGAGCATGGGCACCGCATCGGCGAGACCCACCACAATGCCACGATCCCGGAAGAAACCGTCCAGCGACTCCGATACCTCCACGAAGAGGAGGGCATCGGCTACCGGCGACTCGCTGCAATGTTCAACCTCCGACGAGACACCGTCATCAAGATCTGCCGATACGAGCGCCGAGCCCAAATCGCTCGTTCCTGGAGGCGCAAGGCGACCGGGTAAGCCTAAAGAACCCATATCTAGGGACATCCTAGAGGGTCTGCTGCGCTGGATTGCAGAGGGAAAGACGCTGCGGGAATGGTGCAGGCAGCCGGGCAATCCGCATTTCACCACGGTTTACGATTGGATCAATGCGAATGAAGCACTTATCCTACGCTTCGCGCGCGCGCGCGAGGACGGATACGAAGCCATAGCAGAGGAATGCCGCACGCTTGCAGACACTCCTCCGCATGACCAGGTCGAGGTGCAATGGCGCAGGCTTCAGATCGACACGCGCCTGAAACTGCTCGCCAAGTGGAGTCCGAATAAGTACGGCGACAAGGTCGGGATCGACCACGGCGGATCGGTCACGATCAATGTCGTGACGGGACTGCCGGATGACTAGTTTCACGGTGCCGCTGGGATTCACGCCGAGGCCGTGGCAGCTCGAGTGTTATCAGCGCCGCAGGCGGTTCACCGTGCTGGCACTGCACCGCCGCGCAGGCAAGACCGAACTGGCGCTGGTGCGTTTGCTGCACGCCGCGATCAAGTGCCGGGATCAGATGCCGTTCTTCGTGTACGTCGCGCCGTTCCTGAAGCAGGCCAAGACCATCGCCTGGGCACGCCTGAAGCGCAAGGTCGAACCCATGCGCCGGTACGGCGGCGTCGAAATCAATGAGGTTGACCTGGCCGTGACGCTGAAATCCAATGGTGCCACGATCCGCCTGTTCGGCGGCGACAACCCGGACGCACTGCGTGGCGTGCGCCTGGATGGCTGCGTCATCGACGAGGTGGCCCAGATCAAGCCCGAGGTTTGGAACGACATCATCCAGCCGGCGCTGTCAGACCGCAAGGGCTGGGCCATGTTCATCGGCACGCCGGCAGGGATCAACCTGTTCAGCGAGTTGTTCTACCGGGCTGGGACGCTGCCTGATTGGTACGCGGCCAGATACACGGTCAACGACACCGACGCGCTGGACCGCGACGAGGTCGAGCGCCTGCGTCGCGACATGCCGGAGGCCGCGTTCGCTCGCGAGTATTTGTGTGACTTCAGCGCGGCCGGGTCGGATCAGCTCATCAGCCTGTCCGACACCGAGACAGCGGCAGGCCGCGAATACACGGACAGCGACGTACTCGAGTTCCCGCTGGTGGTCGGCGTCGATCCGGCCCGGTTCGGCGATGACCGCAGCGTGATCGTGCTGCGTCAAGGGCTGCGCATGGAGGAGCCGATCATCTACCAGGGCATGGACAACATGCAACTGGCCGCAGCCGTCGCCAATGTCATCGAAGACCGTGACCCGGACGCCGTGTTCATCGACTCCGGTGCCGGCGCTGGCGTCATCGACCGCCTGCGGCAGTTGGACTACTTCGTCGTCGAGGTGCCGTTCGGAGGCAAGGCGACCCAGCCGAACCTGTTCCTGAACAAGCGAGCAGAGATGTGGTGGCTGGTCAAGGAATGGATCGACAACGGCGGCGCGATCCCGGATGACAACACGCTCAAGGCAGAACTGTCCACGCCGACGTTCTGGTACGACCAGGTCGGTCGCCGTGTCCTCGAGAGCAAGGACGAAATCAAGAAACGGCTACAGGGCGGCGGCAGCCCTGACATCGCCGACGCGCTGGCACTGACGTTCGCCTACCCGGTAGCCAAGCAACTGCCTCGCGAGGTGCGCGAGAAGATCGACCCACGCCCGAAGGACTATGACCCATACGAGGAGGTGTGAGGTGCCCGTAGTAAACGACGATGGCAATACGGTCAGCGGCGAAATACGGCAGCACCAGAACGAATTGGTGAGCCGATTCGAGGATGTCGCCATTTCGATGCCACAAGTGCACATCGAAACGACGCATCTACTGCATGGTGGCATGTACGCACGGACGATTCGGATACCAGCAAACACGATGCTGACAGGCACCCTGACATCCTGCGACAACATCTGCATCGTGGACGGCGATATCACCGTCACCACGGATGCAGGCCCGCAGCGGTTGACTGGCTTCAATGTGCTGCCAGCCACCAAGGGCGCACGCCGAGCTGGCATAACGCACTCCGAAACGAACTGGACCACGATTATTCCGACGAATGCCACGACGGTCGAACAGGCGGAGGCAGACTTGACCAGCGAGCCGAAGCGGTTGCAGACAAATCGCACCGGCATTGCCTACGACAAGGCAAGCCTGGATCGGTTGTCATATTCGGAATTCCGAAAGGCGCTCGGCATGTCGCAAGAGTTGGTGGATGCAATCGTCAAGGACGAAAGCGATTGCATTGTGACCGAACTGTGTGAACAGAATTGCAGGCGCGGCAAATCAGCAATCCACGGCATTGGCATCTTCGCTACTCGAGATATCAATCCGCATGACATCATTGCGCCAGGCCGACGTAGAGGTAAGCGGTGCATTGCAGGGCGATGGACGAATCATTCTGCAACGCCGAACGCCATGTTTATGGCTGGCACTGGCGATGCCGAAATCGAATTGGTTGCTACTGAAAGGATCGGCAGTGGCGACGAAATTACTGTGGATTACGGACAGGCAAAGGAACTTGCATACAGACTGGAGGAATCACGATGAGTGCAGTCGCATTGGCAATTGCAGCGGTGACTGTGGCAGCAGCAGGCACGGCATACGGCGTTTATGCTGGAGAGCAAGGTAAGAAAAAGCAGGAAGAGGCCATGCGTCAACAGCAGGCCGCTCAGGCGCAGGCCGCAAAGCAGGCGCAAAGTCAAACGCGATTGTCGCGTCAGGCGATGGCAGCAGCCAATCGAATTGAGCCTGCGGTCGGCGGCATCATGCAGGCGGCGCAGGAAAGCGCGCAGGGCGGTCCATCCAGCACCATGCTGACTGGGCCGATGGGCGTCAACCCGCAGGATCTGCAACTTGGTCGGTCATCCCTTCTCGGCGGCTAACACATGAGCGAATATCCCGGCGACAACCGCAGTTACAAGAACGCTCCGCAGCGCGAGCGCCTGTTCACTCGCTGGGGCCAGCTCAAGTCCGAGCGCGCATCTTGGTTCGCGCACTGGCAGGAGATCACGTCATACCTGCTGCCGCGAAACGGACGTTACTTCCGACAGGATCGCGACCGTGGCTGGCGTCGCCACAACAACATCTACGACAACACCGGCACGCGGTCGCTCCGCACGCTCGGCGCTGGCATGATGGCCGGCGCGACCAGTCCGGCTCGGCAATGGTTCCGGCTGGCGACGCCAGACCCTGAACTGAACTCGTACCAGCCGGTGAAGTTGTGGCTTGACGATGTCACCAGGCGCATGCAGTTGGTGTTCCAGAAGTCGAACACCTACCGCTCGCTGCACCAGATTTACGAGGAACTTGGTGCGTTCGGCACGGCGGCCACGATCATCATGCCGGACTTCAACCGGGTCATCCATCACTATCCGCTGACCTGCGGCGAGTATTGCGTTTCGACTGACGCGCAGGGCCGCGTCTGCACGCTCTACCGAGAGTTCGAGATGACCGTGTCGCAGATGGTCAAGGAGTTCGGCTACGACAACTGCTCGACCAGCGTGCAGAACATGTACGACACCGGCACGCTTGACCAGTGGGTACCTGTCATCCATGCCATCGAACCACGAGCAGACCGGGACATGACCAAGAAGGACAGCAAGAACATGCCGTTCGGCTCGTTCTACTTCGAGGTCGGCGGCGAGGATGGCGTGTTCCTGCGCGAGAGCGGATTCCAGTATTTCCCATGCTTGGTGCCGCGTTGGGCCACCGCCGGCGGCGACATCTACGGTAACAGCCCAGGCATGGAGGCGCTCGGCGACGTGAAGCAGCTCCAGCACGAGCAGCTTCGCAAGGCGCAGGCCATCGACTACCAGACCAAGCCACCGCTTCAGGTGCCGACGAGCATGAAGAACCGGGACGTGGAAACGCTGCCCGGCGGCATCTCGTTCGTGGACGGTGCCAGCATGGGCATCAAGACCGCGTTCGAGGTGAACCTGAACCTGCAATACCTGCTGGCCGATATCCAGGACGTGCGTGAGCGCGTCCGTGGATCGTTCTACGCAGACCTGTTCCTCATGCTTGCAAATGCACCCTACACCCGCATGACCGCAACCGAGGTCGCCGAGCGACATGAGGAAAAACTCTTGATGCTGGGCCCAGTGCTCGAGCGTCTGCACAACGAACTGCTCGACCCGCTGGTTGACATCACGTTCAATCGCATGATCTCGAGTGGTGCCGTTCCACCTCCGCCGCAGGAACTAATGGGCATGGATCTGAACGTGGAGTTCGTGTCCATGCTGGCGCAGGCCCAGCGTGCAATCGGCACGAACGCCGTGGATCGGTTCGTCGGCAACCTCGGCCAGATTGCCACGATGAAGCCGGACATTTTGGACAAGTTCGACAGCGATCAATGGGCCGACATCTACGCCGATATGCTTGGCGTCGATCCGTCCCTGATCGTGGCCGACAAGGACGTGGCTATGGTGCGTCAGGCCCGCAATCAGGCGATGGCTGCCAAGGAGCAGGCCGCCGTGTTGCAGCAGCAGTCGCAGACTGCGAAGAACCTGGCGCAGGCACCGACCGCCGGCGAGCCCAATGCCTTGACTGACGTGATGAACATGTTCAGCGGATACGGTTCGCCGTCCGCACTTGAACTTTGACGGTGCCCGTATGGAATGTGTAATTCCATAATGTCCCACCCGTGAGCAACTACGACCCGCTTGACCTGCGCAGCCATGAACGCAGCAAAGCAGACCGCGAACTGCGCGAACGGCTGGCTCGGGAGAATGAAGAGGCGGACATCAAGTGGCTCATGGGCAACAAGCGAGGCCGCCGCGTCATTTGGCGGCTTCTGGATCAGGCAGGAGTGTTCCGTTCGTCGTTCAACACCAACGCAATGACCATGTCATTCGCCGAAGGTCACAGGAACTACGGGCTCCGCATTCTGGCCCTGATCCATTCGCAGTGCCCTGAACTGTATCCAACCATGATGAAGGAGCAGACAGCAGATGAACGAACCAACGATGATGGAAGCCGCAACTCCAACTAACGGCTCCCAAGCATCTTCGGCACCGGAAAGCACCACTGCGACGGCAGAGGCGCTTTATGGTGATGGGCAGAAGGCAACTGCGCCGAAGGACTCTCCAGCCGCCGAGCCGGCCACGGAGAACAAGGCTGCGGACAACAAGACGGAGCCCAAGGCCGAAGCGCCGCAGGCTCCAGAGAAGTACGAATTCAAGGCGCCAGAAGGCCGCGAGTTCGACTCGGAGGTAGTCAAGAACTTCTCCGAGGTTGCCCGCGAATTGAACCTGACGCAGGATGCCGCGCAGAAGATTCTCGACCGGATGGGCCCAACGCTGGCAAGCCGTCAAGAATCGCAGGTCAAGGCCATTCGTGGCGAGTGGGTTGCGTCAGCCAAGGCTGACCAGGAGTTCGGCGGCGAGAAGCTGGCCGAGAACCTGTCCACCGCAAAGAAGGCTCTTGACACGTTCGGCACGTCCGAACTTCGCACGCTGCTCAACACGTCGGGCCTGGGCGATCACCCGGAAGTGATCCGGTTCATGTACCGCGCAGGCAAGGCAATCAGTGAGGATCGGATCGTCACCGGAAGCGTCGGACAGGCCAAGAGTGGCCCGAAGACCTTTAGTGATTTGGCCGATGCTCTGTACTCAACCAACACCTAATTCCACGAAAGGGAATTTCCAATGGCAGTGCTTACTTCCAACAACCTGACGCTGGCCGATTGGGCCAAGCGAACCGATCCCGAGGGCCGCGTGCCGGTCATCGCGGAACTGCTGTCCCAGAGCAATGAGATCCTCGAGGATTGCGTGTTCAAGGAGGGCAACCTGCCCACCGGCGAGCGCGTCGTGATCCGAACTGGTCTGCCCGCCGTCTACTGGCGTGCGCTGAACCAGGGCATTCCGAACAGCCGTTCGACCACCGCGCAGGTGGACGAGGCTTGTGGAATCCTCGAGGCTCGCAGCGAGGTGGACAAGGATCTGGCGATGCTGAACGGCAACACCGCGCAGTTCCGTCTGTCCGAGGACGTGGCCTTCCTTGAGGCCATGAACCAGACCCAGGCCACGACCCTGTTCTATGGCAACCCTGCCATCGAGCCGAAGTCGTTCCTCGGTCTGGCTGCTCGTTACTCCACCACTCCTGGTGGTTCCGGCATCGGCCAGAACATCATTGAGGGTGGCGGCACCGGCAGCGACAACACCTCGGTCTACCTCGTGGTCTGGGGCGACAATACCGTTTACTGCCCGTTCCCGAAGGGCAGCACGGCTGGCCTCATGCATGAGGATCTCGGCGAGCAGACCGTGTATGACGGCAACAACCGTCTGCAGGCGTTTGCGACCCGTTACCAGTGGAAGAACGGTCTGGTCGTGAAGGACTGGCGCTACGTCGTTCGCATTGCGAACATCGACGCGAGCGACATGTCCAACGCGAGCGGCACGCAGGCTTCCACGGCGGCCACGCAGCTCATCAAGCTGATGACTCGTGCCCTGTACCGAATCCCGAACATGGCGATGGGCCGTGCGGCTTTCTACATGAACCGCACCGTCCACGGCGGTCTGTCCATCCAGGCGATGGATCGCGCCCAGAACGTGCTGTCCGTGCAGCAAGGTCTGTCGCAGTTCGGTACGCCCTACTCGTGGCTGTCGTTCCTCGGCGTTCCGTGCCGCCGTGTCGATGCCCTCATCAACGCAGAAGCCCGCCTCACCTGATAGGTAAGGCAGAAAGGACACACAATGATTCTTGACCAGAACCTTCGCCTCGGCAACACCGGCGCGATCACTTCCGCAGCGACTTACATCACCGGCACCAGTGGTACGCCGGATGTGGTCGATCTCCAGAGCAACACCGCATACACGGCTACGGCCAGCGGCACGCTCTACACCGTTGGACAGGGCACCCAGAACCGAGACATCGGTTCCGGCGCTGACCTGTACGTCATGTTTACCGTTACGACCGCGCTCGCTGGCGGTACGAACGCGACGTTCCAGGTGATCGCCTCATCGTCCTCCACGCTTGCCTCTGGCAACATCGTGATCGGCGAGACTGGCGTTATCACCACCGCGAACCTCGGCCTCGGTGCCCAGGTCGCTGTCCGCATCAACCCGCAGCAGATCGGTGCTGCTGGCCTCCGCTATCTCGGCGCACAGGTTGTCACGACCGGCACGCACACTGCCGGTGTCATCAGTGCCGACATCGTCGAGGACATCCAGGATGGCCGCCGCATCTATGCGTCGGGCTTCACGGTGGCGTGATAGGAGGAACCCATGCCCAAGTATCGCGCAAAGGTCAAGTGCTTCGTGGACAACGGACTGCGGGAAGTTGGCGATGTGTTCGAGTACAACGGCCCGCACAACACAAACCTCGAGCGCGTCGGGTCCGAACCCGAGCCTGTCGAGCAGGATGATCCGGCACCGGCGCTCCGCCGGCCCGGTCGGCCTCGCAAGACGGCGATCACTGAACGCATGGACTGACGGTTACTGAACTGGTGGACAAGGAGGGTGGTCGGGCGACCGGCCACCCTCCATCACTAGGAGGCAGGCATGGCATCGGAAGTCGAAATCTGCAACCTGGCACTCGCGCACCTCGGCGATGATGCAACCGTCGCCAGCATCGATCCGCCAGAGGGATCGGCGCAGTCAGAGCATTGCGCTCGGTTCTATCCGATTGCGCGCGACAGCCTGCTTCAGATGCACAGTTGGAACTTCGCGTCGCGCCGCGTGGCGCTCGCCGGCGTCACGATGCCGTACACGATGTGGAAGTACGCATACGCCTGTCCGGGCGACATGATGGTGGCGGTGTCAGTTCTCCCGCCAGAGGTCGAGAACGACTACACGATCCGACCGTACCCGGCTGACCGCTATGGCTGGGGCTGGATCAACACGCCGTTCGTAGGCGCTGGCGTATACGTGCCGCAGGAGTATCAGATTGAGACTGATACCAACGGCAACAAGGTCATCTACACGAATCAGGAAGGTGCCCTGTTGCGCTATCAGGCGCTCGTCACCGACCCGACCAAGTTCGATCCGCTGTTTGTCATGGCGCTGTCATGGCATCTGGCGTCGATGCTGGCTGGCCCGGTCATCAAGGGCGACCAGGGCGCGGCAGAGGCCAAGCGTTGCACGCAGATGATGATGGCCTACCTCCAGCAGGCCCGCATGTCTGACGCGAACCAGCGCAACGTCAAGCCGGAACACATTACGAGCTGGATGAGCGGACGCTGACCTATGCCAGCAACCCGCACATACAACCGATCCTTCGCAGGCGGCGAGGTGTCGCCCGAGATGTGGGGTCGCCTTGATGACATCAAGTTCCAGACTGGCGCAGCCACGATGCGGAACTTCATCGCGACGCCGCAGGGTCCAGCCGAGAACCGGGCCGGCACGGCGTTCGTGCGCGAGGTCAAGGACAGCACGAAGCGGACGCGGCTGATCCCGTTCACATTCAGCACCACGCAGACGATGGTGCTTGAGTTTGGGCCGAACTATGTGCGGTTCCACACGCAGGGCGCGACCCTTGGTCCAGGCACGCCAGCGGCGTACAACGGCGCGACGGCCTACGCGGTCGGAGCATTGGTGTCCTCTGGCGGTGTGAATTACTACTGCATCGCGGCCACGACTGGCAATGCGCCACCGAACGCGACGTATTGGTATGCGCTTCCGGCAGGCATCTATGAGATTCCGAGCCCGTATGCCGAGGCTGATCTGTTCGACATTCACTATGTACAGTCGGCTGACGTTCTGACACTGGTGCATCCAAACTATGCGCCGCGCGAGTTGCGCCGGCTTGGTGCGACCACATGGACGCTGACAACCATCTCATTCTCGTCAACTGTCACGTCGCCTACGAGTGTGACTGCGACGGCGAATCGCGGTGAGGCTCTTGACCTCATTGGGTTTACGAGTGCAAATCCGGGTGTCGCGCATACGACTGCGGATCATGGACTGGCCGTTGGCGATCCTGTCTACCTTGATGGCGGAACGTGGACGAATCCGTTCCCTGATGACTACTACATCGTTTCTCACATAAGTGCCGGAGACAAGTTCCGCGTCCGCACATACAACAGCGGAATCGAACTCAACACAACGTCATATGGCACATGGTCAAGCGGCGGATACGTCCAGTTCGGCGACAAGGCGCTTGACTTCACCAGTTACTACGTGGTCACGACGGTGGCTCCAAACGGCATTGACGAGAGCGCGCCGAGTTCTGCCGTAAGCGCGACCAACAACCTGAACGCACAGGGATCAAGCAACACGATCACATGGTCGGCTGTTACTGGCGCAGCTCGTTACAACATCTACAAGCGCCAGAACGGCCTGTATGGCCTGATCGGCCAGACCGATCTAACGACGTTTACGGACAACAACATCGCGCCGGATCTTGGCATCACGCCGCCAATCATCGACACCGTGTTTGCGTCAAGCGGAAACTATCCAGGTGCGGTCTCGTACTTCGAGCAGCGCCGCGTGTTTGCTGGCACGACGAACGCGCCGCAGACGATGTGGATGACGCGAACTGGTACTGAAAGCGACATCTCGTACCACATACCATTAATCGACACGGATCGAATCGCGTTCCGCGTCGCTGCGCGTGAGGCCAACACGATCAGGCACCTTGTCCCGCTGACGCAGCTTCTCGCGCTGACTAGTGCGGCAGAGTGGCGTGTAAGTCCTGTGAACAGCGACACGATCACTCCGACCACGATTTCTGTGCGGCCACAGTCGTATGTCGGAGCCAACAACGTGCAGCCGTCGATCGTGAACAACACGGTTGTCTACTGCTCTGCTCGCGACGGCCATGTTCGCGAACTTGGTTACTCGTGGCAGGCCAGCGGATTCGTGACTGGCGATCTGTCGCTTCGCGCCACGCACTTGTTCGATGGCAAGGACATTGTGGACATGTGCTACAGCAAGGCTCCGCAGCCGATGTTGTGGTTCATTTCAAGCAGTGGGTCGCTGCTCGGTCTGACGTACATTCCTGAACAGCAGATTGGTGCATGGCATCAGCATGAAACTGACGGCGACTTCGAGTCCTGCACGGCGGTTGCCGAGGGAACCGAGGACTCGCTCTACGTCATCGTGAAGCGGACCATTGGCGGCAACACAAAGCGGTACGTTGAGCGGTTTGCAACGCGGGCAGTGTCTACGCTCGAGAACTGTTTCCATGTCGATAGCGGCCTGACGTACAACGGTACGAACACGACCAGCACCACGGTGACGGTGACTGGCGGAACGGCTTGGGACCCTGCGGAAGTGCTGACGATCACGGCCAGCGCGTCGATCTTCCAGAACCCAGCCACGACTGATGTCGGCGATGTGATCGTGCTGACCGACTCGGACGGCACCAAGTACCGGCTCACGATCCTTGGCACGACCAGCACGACGGTGGCGACTGCGCGTGTGGACAAGACGCTGGCGGTGGCCCTGCGAGGCGTTGCCACGGCGGTCTGGGCCTGGGCACGCGACACGGTCAGCGGCCTGTCTCACATTGAGGGCAAGACCGTGAGCGTGCTGGGTGACGGCGCTGTCATGCCGCAGGTTGTAGTGACGGGTGGATCAGTCACTATTCAGCGGCCATGCACGATCATCACGGTTGGGCTGCCATACGAGAGCGATCTGGAAACGCTGCCATTGACGCTTCAGATTGAGGCGTTCGGTCAGGGCCGCGCCAAGAACATCAACGAGGCATTCGTGCGCGTGTACCGATCCAGCGGTTTGTTCATCGGGCCGAACGCAAACAGTCTTGTAGAGGCGAAGCAGCGAACCACAGAGCCGTATGGATCGCCTCCGAACCTGAAGACCGAGGAGGTCGGCGTGAAACTGACGCCGTCGTGGCAGCAGAACGGACAAATCTATATTCGGCAGTCAGACCCGCTGCCGTTGACTATCGTCGGGCTGACCCTCGAGGTCGCCATCGGAGGCTGACATGGGATTCGTGACAACCACGCCGAATACGCCGGGCTTCAGTTTCCCAGGCATGGACAACACCATGCTGACCCAGGCGCAGAACTACCCGTACCTGACGAGCATGCAGAATCAGGCCATTGCGGCCAATGCGCCGGCGGCAGGCGGTTCGTCATTCGCGTCGGACTTGGCCGGTGCGTTCAGCGTGGCTGGCCCGATCATGGCGATCTTTGGGTCTGCTACCAGCGCCATCGGCTCGTACTACTCGGCGCAAAGCCAGCAGAACCAGCTCAAGATGCAGGCGCAGAATCAGCGGTTCGCCGCCGAGATGGCCCGCATCAATCAAGGCATGGCCCGGTTCACGGCGGGTCAGATCAGCCGCGAAGGGCAGGAGCGGTTCGGCAGGTACGCCATGCAGGCCGGCCAGGCACGCGCCGGAGCGAAGGCGGCAATGGCTGCTCGAGGCATCTCGCTTGGCGAGGGCACGCCGACCGAGGTGCTTGGCAGCATGGATCTCGTCAAGGAGATTGACCGCTTGAGCATGAACGCGCAGACGGTGCGCGCAGCCGAGGCTGCCAAGTTGCAAGCGTTCAACATCGGCGTCGGCGCGACGATGGCCGACATCTCGGCCCAGAACCTTCAGGCGACTGCCGGCACGATCTATCCGGGCCTTGCGCTTGGTACGAGCCTGCTTGGAAGCGCGGCTGACATCGGCGGTATGTGGGCTCGCAACCGCCGCATCGAGGAACTGTTGGCTGGCGTGAGCCAGCAGAGGACGTAATCCATGCCGACCGTACCTACAACGTTCGTACCGCAGGTCGCGCCGGGAGGCGCAGGCGACATCGGAATGGTGCAGGCACCGCAGGTGGCAGTCACCGAGAACCTTGCGGCCCAGCAACAGGTGCAGTTTGGCCGTGCAATGACGCAGGCCGGCGACGTTGCATTCCGTATCGGGAGCGCGATTCAGGACGCGATTGACGAGTCGGAGGCCAAGGCGGCGGATACAGCGTTCATTCAGCAGGCGAACACGATCTTGCGCGGCCAGAACGGATATCTGCGTAGCGCCGGCAGGGATGCCGAGTCTCGGTATGCGGAGACTGTCGATTCGCTGACTCAGATGGGACAGGGAACGCTTGACGGACTGAGGAATGACACGCAGCGTGCGATGGTCCGTAACTCGATGTCTCGGAACATGATGACGTTCCAGGCGCAGATACTTGACCACCGCGACAAGGAAGTGAAGACCTTTACGGTCAACGAGTCGCGTGCGCGTGCCGAGCAGTACGGGCAGCTCGCGATTGAGGACTGGAAGAACAGGGCCGTGCCGATGTCGGAATATGCGATCAACCTCGGCGTCGCCGAGAACGAGATCCGCACCGCAGGCAGGGCGCTGGGCTGGACGGATGATTCGGCCCAGATGCAGGCTGCTGTCAAGCAGTTGCGCACGCAGGTCACGGACGGCGTCGTGAACAGGATGATGCTCGAGAGCAACTATGACGAGGCATACCAATTCGTGAAGGCTGAACTGAAGGCCGGCAACCTCGAGGAGAAGGCTGCCCAGCCGTTGCTGTCCAGCATCGACGCCAACCGCGACCGTTGGATGATCGACCAGTACGCGACCACGATCAAGGGCTATGGACGGGTCGGTATGCCGGATGATGAGGCCAACAACCCACAGGACGCGCCGGCATCACTGCGCGAAGCCTTGCAGTTGGTGGACAAGGTTCCAAAGGAATACCAAGCTGGAGTCTCTGCATCGCTTCGGACGCAATACGCACAGGAAGACGCATTAGTCCGGCAGGAAAAAATCCAACTAAAAGATCGGGTTACTCAATTCCTTGCTATTCCAGGCAACAGGGCAGAAAACATTCCACCGGGTGTATGGGGTCGCCTAGAACCTGCGGATCAGGCAATGTTCCTGAAGGCCCAAAGAGACCAAGATGACATCGCGACACGGGTTTATTTCGCACAGAATCCACAAGAACTGACCCGAGAGAGTTTGGACGAACGTCGGCATCTTCTTACTCCAGAAACGTATCTGGCATATCTCAAGGACTTGAATGCGCCAGACAAGATCCGCGCCGCGACGGTTGATGCGGACCAGTTCAAGGACATCCTGAACGCAAACGGCATGCGGGACATTGCGCAACCCGGTCGCGACAAGACGAATCTGGAAATGGCCGACATGCTCACAACGCGGGTGAAGGATCAGATTGATGTTGCGCAGCAGCGCGTCAAGCGCGAATTGTCACGCGAAGAGAAGGCTGCAATCATGCGCGACGAAATCCTACGGTTCGGCGAAACGCTCTATATCGAAAAGTCGTACTTGCCGGATCGGGTGATTGAACTTGGAAAGATGCGTCCAAGCCAGCAGATCGCGGCGATGGAGAAGTTGACCAAGGCAGAGCGCGATGCCATGTATGTCATGGTTCGCGAGAACGACAGGGAAATTCAGGTCAACATCGGACAGATCCCGCCGTCGTTCATGGACATGGCAAACCGTGAGTTTGGCAAGACCAACAGAACGCCGACATTCTCGCAGATCGCGCAGTATTGGATCAAGAAGGGCAGGCCGTCGCGATGATTCCGTTCACGCCAGACGAGCGCCGCGCCGAGTTCGCACCATCGCAGAATCCGGGCGGGCCCGTCGATCCTGACGTGCTGGCGGTACTCGGTCAGCCGGCGCAGGAGCCTGCGGCGGCCCAGCCGACGATGAACCAGCAGGTCGATCCTGATGTGCTGGACATCGTGAACCGTGACCAGATCCCGCTGATGTCATCGCTGATGAGCGCGTCCCGCGTAAACCCTGACCAGGCTGCGGAGGCGTCGCGACTCGGTGCGCGTATCGGCGTCGGGCAGGATGTGGCACTTCGGAACTTGGACGAGGTGCGCCAGCGCGCGTTCATGGCCGACATGCAGGCCCGTGACATCGCGCGTACGAACCCGGTGCTGGCATCGTTCCTGATGGACAGGAACTTCTCGCAGCAGGCCAGCGACGATGTCGGCGTGCTGGATGGTCTGAAGAACGTGTTCATGGATGTGGGCCGCGTGGCTGCTGGCATGCCTGCGACGTATATACCCGGCGAGTTGGTGCGTGGATATATGCGAGGCCAACGAGTTGTTGAACGAGGCGAGATTGGAATGGCTGCGCTAATCGGCGGGATTGACGACAGTCAGTACGATCGAGCGCGTCAGTTGCAGGAGGAGTTGCAGGCGCTCGGAGAGCCGGGCATGTTAGGAAAAACAGCGGAAGTTGTTGCGCAACAAGTATCTTCGGCACGTGAAATGGCGGCATCTACGCTCGTTGGTACTGCCGCAGGATCATGGTTGGGTCCAGTTGGCGCCGGCATCGGAGGATCGATTGGATTAGGAACTTCCATACTTGCAACAACAGAGCGCCTTGAAGCGGGCAACTGGTATTTGGATATGCGCGAGGAAGGCATTCCAGATGACATTGCAGTGCCGGCCGCACTTGCTGTCGGACTCATCAACGGCCTAATCGAAATTGCTGGCGCAAAGATTGCGCTTGCGCCGTTCAAGGGTATGTTGACCAAGGTTTTGCGCGAGCAGGTCGCCGAGGCCGTAAAGAAGCCCACGATGCGGGCCGCGTTGGCGCAGGCCGGCAAGTCCTATGTCTTGCAGGTCGGAACGGAAGCTGCAGAGGAAGGTCTACAGGAAACCGTTGGTATTACTGGCGAGGTACTTGCAAAGGTTTCTAGCGGTATGGTCAACGAAACCACCGTGCGGCAGGCCGTGGATCAAATCATCGACGCGACGGTGCAGGGCGCGATGGGAGCGGCCATCATTGGTGGCATCGGACCAGGCGCGAACCTCGCCATCGACCTAAAGCGTGCCCAGCGGGCTGGCAGGCAGACCAAGTTCTTTGAGAGCCTGACGCAAAACGCTACCGAGAGCAAGGTGCGTGGTCGCGATGCCGGCGCATACGAACGTTTCGTGGCAGCGCAGGCGGCTGGCACCAACGCCGAGACCGTGTTCGTGGACGGAGCCACCATGCGCGGCGTCCTTGAGCAGGCCGCCGTGACCGACTCGCAGCTTGACGCCGTGGTGCCTGGGCTGTCCCAGAAGGTGCGCGATGCCGCTACCACGGGCAGCGATGTGACGATCCCGACCGCGCAGTACGCGGCCAGGCTGGCTGGCACGGATCTTGGCAACGCATTGCTGCCACATATGCGGCTCGCGCCGGACGCGATCAGTGCAACCGAGGCGCAGGCCGTGGAGTCTTCAAGGGCCGAGATCGTGGCCCAGGCCGAGCGTCTGATGGAGGAGAAGCAGACGGTCGATGCTGCGTTCGTGCAGTCGGCGCAGGCGGTCGAGGACTCAATCTTCAACGCGGTGAAAGCGGTCGGCTACTCCGACGTGCAGGCCCGCACCTACGCGAAGATCCATCAGGCGATGGTGGTGGTTGATGCCGCCGCGATGGGCATCACGCCAGAGGAATACAACCGCACGTACCAGCCGACGATTGTTGGCGCAGGAATGCCGGTTCAGGCGATGGAGCAGGCGGCTGTCCCTGAACCATCGGCGCGAGTCGTGGAACTGCTGCCTACGTCACGGGTATTGGATGAGCGCGGTTTCGGACCTATTACGCATCCAGTCGATGGCGACGAGGTTGCGGCTGGTCAGGCCATGCGCACGGTTCTTGGTGGCATCGATGTGCCGCGCAAGTATCTGAAAACGCCAGAAGCGTTTGACTATCTGCTGGGTGCCATCAACCAGGTACTGCTGAACAAGAGCAAGGATTCGACCGACTACGACCGAACTGCGGCGTCGATGGGCCGAGCCCTTCGCACCGATCTTGCGACCGTAGATGACATCGTCATCGCGGCGAAGAAGCTTGGTTATGCCGGCATCGATCAGGATCTTCGGCTGGAGACCGAAGCCGCATTGACGAAGACGGACGTGCTTGAGGTGCTGGATCAGATTCCGATTGCACCAGAGATGTTCGACCAGGCTGCCCGCATCGACTCCGACTACATGGCTGCCGTCGAGCGCGGCGACATGGCGACGGCGCAGCGCATGGTGGACGAAGCGGCGAGGGCAAGTGGGTACACGATTCCAGTGTATCACTTCACAGAATCGGAACAGCCGTTCACATCGTTCGACATTGAGCGCGGCAAGTCGGGACCAGGCATCTGGCTGACAAGTTCGCCGGAAGGTTGGTATGGCCGTCGCATGGATCTATACCTGAATCCAGGCAAGATTGAGAACGTGAAGTCGCAGTTCGATCCAACATGGCGCGAAGGCGAGTTGAGCATTGAGGGCATCCTCGAAGGCGATTTGGAAACGATTTCGCAGCAGAACATTGACACACTCCGCAATACGGAACAATACCTCTCTACGTTCTATGTCGCCACGCGACCTGAACAGGTGAAATCCGCCGACGCCGTCACCCGCGATGAGGCTGGCAATATCGTGCCGCTGTCGCGCCGCTTCGACATCACCAGCCCACGGATCTTTGAGCAGGCGGCGATTGGCGTTCCTACAACGATTGATGCCGCATCGAATGTCGAATCTTCATTTGATTTCGCTGGAACACAGACATTCCGAAACAACAGGCAGTTCAAGAAGGCGATTCAGGATCGGGTAAATACCGCCGCGAAAGAAGCTGGAATTGATCTGACGCAGTTCACGCCAGATGTCGAGCAGTATCTCGTTCGAGTTGCAGTAGCAGACGCGATTACCGCATTGCGAACGAATCCGAACGCGGTAGGCTGGTACAACGAAAAGGTCACGAAGGCGCTTCGGCTTGTGTCATTGATTCATCCGGAGATCGCAATCGATCCGAGGGCAAAGTTTGCATTCACGTGGGCGCTCGCGGTTACATCAAACGGCCTCAAGGTTGACAAGAACTTTGAACTTGCGGAGCGCGCCTACGCTGAATACAAGCAAACTGGAAAGATGCCGACCAACGTCGGCGCTGGTACGGCGCAGATTGCCATCAACGAAAGTCTCGGACTGTTCAACGAGCTTGTCGATAAGTATGGCATTGACGAAGTTGAAAAATTCATGACCTCCAAGACGACCGTCAAGGAAGTCATCGCGTACACGAACAAGAACGTCAGCGGAGAGAATCTTACGACCGAGGTGTATGGCGCGGCAGCACTTGGCCCGAAGATCGGAAACGGCTTCTTCGCGAATCTGTACGGCCACTTCGAGCAGCTGACTATGGATCGTTGGCTGATGCGAACCTGGGGCCGGTGGACTGGAACGCTGCTCGAGGACAATGAGCGAAACATTGTTCTAAAGAGAAAGCAACTCGCCGGAATTATCAAGGCGATGCCGGCAAAGAACCGGAAGCAACTTGAGGCGATTGTCGGGATGTCGTTGGCGACGGATGATCTTGATTCGCTTGCCGCTGCTATCAACAAGGCAAGCACGAAGAAAGAAAACCGACTTGAAATGGCGAAGATTGGAATCGCCGACGAGAAGGCACAAGCGAAGTTCACGAAAATCATCGGAGAGCCGACACGCGGAGTGCAGCGGATTTCGTATGGAGATGAGTTCCGCAAACTCGGTAACGCTCTCGCGAAGTATCTTGATGGTCAGAAGGAAGCACCAAGCGGGCCTCCGGAGCGAGCGCGAATCCGCAAAGTGTTTGCACAGGCACTTGCTGAACTTCAGACGCAGTTCCCAAGCCTGACAATGAGCGATCTTCAGGCGCTTCTCTGGTATCCGGAGAAGAGACTGTACGACGCCGCAAAGACAGCCGACGAAGGGCAGACGGGATACGAGGACAATGCCGCTCCGGATTACGCAAACTCCGCAGCGAAACTTGCCCTTGCGAAGGGCATTTCGCAGGATGTTGTCAACGCTACAATAGGGGAAGTAGATGCAGAACTCGCAACCATCGCCGCAGAGCGCACAGCAGGAGCAGAACGAAGAATTGGAAACCTCGTTCTTCGCCAAGATGCTCGGCTTGCAGGAGCCGGATTTGAGCAAGCAGCCCGAGGCCCAGCCCGAGGCGGATTCGACCCGCGCCGTCTGACCACGATCATCAACAAGGGTGCCGATGTCACCACCCTGTTCCATGAACTCATCCACTACAAAGTGGAAGTTTATCTTCGCATTGCTAGTGCGCCCGACGCGCCGGCGAGGATCAAGGCTGACCTGGACGAACTGTTCAAGTTCATGGGCGTTGCCGGCGCAACCTTCGAGGAACGGCTGGCGACGTACAACGGGCTGACCTTCGAGCAGCGCAGGCCGCTCGAAGAGAAGATCACCTACAACTTCGAGGACTACCTGCTCGATGGCAAGGCTCCCAGCGTCGAGATGCGCGGCGTGTTCGACAGGATCGCGGCATGGATGCGGCGCGTCTACAAGTCGCTGCGCGATGACCTGAACGCGATCTACCGCCGCGAATTCGGCACTGACCTGCCGATCCTGACGCCAGAGATCCGGGCCGTGTTCGACCGGATGCTGGCGAGCGAGGAGCAGATCAAGCGTGCCGAAGCGGTGAACAACATGAAGGGTCTGTTCCAGACCCAGGCCGAGTCTGGCATGGATGATGCCACATGGGCTGCGTATCAGGCCATGCAGAAGGAGGCGACCGACGAGGCCATCGCGGCCCTGACCGCAGACACGATGAAGCAGGTCGAGTGGATGAGCAACGCCCGCAGCAAGAAGCTGAAGGAGTTGCAGAAGGCACACGACACCCAGCGGAAGGAGATCCGCGACCAGGTGATGGCCGAGGTACGGCAGGAGCCGATCTACCGGGCGATGGAATACCTGAAGCGCGGCACCCTGATCGGCCCGGACGGCAGCGAGGCCACGGTTGAGGGCGTCCACAAGATCAACACGGCGCTGGCCCGCGAGTTCGTGCCGGGCCTGGACATGGCAAAGATGGGCCGTGGCAAGTACGGCTATCTGGCCGAGGACGGGCTACACCCGGACATCGTGGCCGAGATGTTTGGCTTCCCAGCCGGGTCGGCCCTGCTACAGGCGCTGGCCGACGCCAAGCCCATGCGCGAGGTGGTGGACGCTAGGACAGACGAAATCATGGTCCGGGACTACTCCGAGATGGGTGATCCGAAGGCGCAGGAGGCTGCGGTCAACAGGGCCATCCATAACGAAGCCAGAGCCCGTCTGGTGGCCGTTGAGGCCCGGTGGCTGTCCAAGGCCACCCAGCCCGTCCGGGTCATCCAGGAGGCCGCTAGGCAGGCTGCGGTGGACGCGGTCGGAAACACAGTTATCCGCGACCTGCGGCCCGACCAGTACGCGGCGGCGGAGGCTAGGGCGTCACGGGATGCCATTGAGGCGGCCCGAGGAGCCGATACCAAGCGCCTGCGGGATCGGTACGGTGCAGACGCCACTCGCGAGCAGATCATGCTCCAGGCCAAGCGCCAGCAGCTCTACCAGAACGCGCTGGCGACCGAGGCGCAGAAAGCCGATGACGCGATTCAGAAGGGACTGAAATACCTCCGCAGGGTGCTGCGTGACAGCAACCGCCAGCGTATGGGTGCGGACTATGCCGACCAGATCGCCGGCATTCTGGACAGGTTTGAACTGGCACCGATCAGCCGCGCCGAGGCGGCCCGCCGGGCCGACCTAGCGGCGTGGGTCGAAGCCAAGCGTGCCGAAGGGCTTGAGCCTGACATCGACCCTGAAGTGCTGGCCGAATCGAACCGCAGGCCGTGGCGCAACCTGACCGTCACGGAAATTAACGCGGTCATGGACGCCGTGAAGCAGATCGAGTTCATGAGCAAGAACGAGCGGAAGATCAAGCTGGCTGCGGAGAAGGCCGACTTCGAGAAGGTCCGCGACGAGATTGTGACAAGCGTGATCGCCAATGCCGGCGACCGCAAGGCGAACGCTCGTACCGCGACCACGAACATTGGTCGTGCCATCACCACGCTCAAGGGTTTCGTCGGCGCACACCTGAAGGCGGCATCCATCGCACGGATCCTGGACGGAGCACAGGATGGCGGGCCAGTGTGGAACTACCTGATTCGTTCGGCAAACGATGCCGGCGACAAGGAAACGACCATGCGGGCGCAGGCGACCGAGCGCCTGACGGCGATATTCGCTCCGATCTTCAAGCTCGGAAAGATGGGAGGCAAGGGCCAATACTTCCCGACCGTGGACCGCAGTTTCAACCGCGAGGCCAGGCTTGTCATTGCCCTGAACATGGGCAACGATGGCAACATCCAACGCCTACTGGATGGCGAGGGCTGGTCGATTGAGCAGATCACGCCGATTCTCCAGTCGCTGACCGAGGAGGAATGGAACCTCGTCCAGCAGGTCTGGGACTACTTCGAGACATACCGACCGGAGATCGCTGCCAAGGAGCGCGAGCTGTACGGCAAGGAGCCGAATTGGGTCGAGCCGAAGCCGATGATCGTGCAGACGGCGGATGGCAAGACGGTCACGCTGCGCGGTGGCTATTACCCGATCAAGTATGACCCTCGAGCATCCATGCGTTCGGAAACGATGTCCGACGCAGAGGTTGCCAAGCGAGACCTGGCTGGTGCATTCACCAGCGCGACCACGCGGCGTAGTTACACCAAGTCGCGTGTCAAGGAGGTCAAGGGCCGACCGCTGCTCTACACATTGGCTGGCATGTACGGCGGCGTCAATGAGGTCATCCATGACCTGTCGTGGCACCGATGGCTGATTCAGGCCAATCGGCTCATGCGGTCGCAGGCGTTTGATGAGGCCGTGCGTGAGAAGTATGGACCAGAGTTCATCGGCCAGTTGAAGACGTGGATCAAGGATGTTGCTGCCGGCGAGCGTGGCGTGCAGAACGAAGCAGAGATGGCATTGAACTTCCTGCGGCAGGGCATCAGTTCTGCCGGCCTCGGATTCAACGTGGTCAGCGCGGCATTGCAGATCACTGGTTTCAACCAGTCCATCGTCAGGGTCGGCGTGAAGTGGATCGGTCGTGGCATTGCAGCCGTGGCACAGTCGCCGTTGCTGTCGATGAAGATGGTCAACGAGAAGTCTGATTTCATGGCGAATCGTTCTCGCACGCAGTTCCGCGAGTTGAACGAACTGCGGAACATGGTGCAGGGCGATAGCGTTGCCATGCGACGCATCAAGATGGGTACCTATTTCCTGATGATGCGGATGCAGCGGATGGTCGATGTCCCGACTTGGATCGGTGCCTACGAGAAGGCACTGTACGAGGGCCGCGATGAGGACACATCCATTGCTCTGGCGGATCAGGCCGTGATCGATTCGCAGGGCGGCGGCATGCTGAAGGACTTGAGCCGAGTTGAGCGTGGCGGTGCCGGCCTGAAGTTGTTCACGGTGTTTTACGGTTACATGAACACGGTCTACAACATGGCTGCGGTTCAGACAATGACTGCCAAGAACAAGGGCAAGCTGGCTGCCGACTATGCGATGCTGTTCGTGGTGCCTGTCGTGCTGGGCCAGTTGATCCGCAAGGCAATGGTTCCGAAGACAGAGGATGAACCTGAAGACCTCGAGGCCATTGCCCGCAAGTTGGCTGCCGAGCAGTTGTCCTATTTGATGGGCACGATGGTCATCGTCCGCGAGTTTGGCGAGATCAGCAAGATCGTTGCTGGTGCCGAAGGACCGCGCATGGGATACGGCGGACCTGCTGGCCTGCGAGCGGTTGGCGAAACATACAACTTTGCGACGCAGGCAAGCCAGGGCGAATTTGACAAGGCATTCCGAAAGTCTGCCGTCAACCTCATCGGCGCGTTCACGGGCCTGCCATCGGCACAGATCAACCGCACGCTGGATGGGTTGGATGCGCTATACGAGGGTGAGACAGAGAACGTCCTTGCTCCCGCAACAGGCGTGCGGCGTTGATGGTGCCCGTACAAGAACGGGCTGGTTCTAGGTTTCCTCAAGCCTTCTAGGAGTCGATTGGATGACGATTAGCAGCACGACTCGAATCGCTGGACCATTCACGAGCGGAACGGCGTTGCCGTTTACGTTCAAGGTGTTTGCTGCTGCGGATCTTCAGGTAATCCGCCTGAACACCACGACTGGCGTGGAAAGCACGCTGGTCCTGAACTCTGATTACACGGTCACGCTGAACGGCAATCAGAACACGAATCCTGGTGGAACTGTGACTGTTGTTGTTGCGGCATCTGCAACCAGCACTGTCACGATTACCTCCAACATCGCAAACCTCCAGCCAACGGACCTGACCAATCAGGGTGGGTTTTATCCCGAGGTCATTACAGATTCATTTGACAGGTCCACGATCCAGATTCAGCAGATTTCTGACATCGGTGACCGAACGCTGAAGATCCCGATTTCTGATGGCAGTAGCCTTGACATGCAGCTACCAACCGCAGCGCAGCGTGCCAATGCGTTCCTCGCGTTCGATGCCAATGGCGAGCCAACCGCCGTTACCGGCGGCTCAAGCGGTGCTCCGGCGACGATTACTCGGCAGGTGTTTAGCGGCACGGGTTCGCAGACGGTTTTCACGCTGGCGAGCGACCCTGGCGCGCTGGGCAACAGCGCCCAGGTCTACATCGGTGGCATTTACCAACAGCGCAGCACGTACACCATTGGCGGAACGACGCTAACGTTCTCACAGGCTCCAGTAGCTGGCACGGACAACATTGAGTTCGTGAACTTCCTCACGGATGCAATCGGAAGCACAGGCGCCGATCTTGTTGTGTACACGCCGACCGGGACAGGAGCAGTCGCACGCAGTGCGGCGAGCAAGTTCGGTGACACGGTCAGCGTCAAGGACTTCGGAGCCGTTGGCAACGGTGTCATCGACGATACTGCTGCGTTCAACAACGCATGGACTGCGAGCAACCCGAACCCGGTGTACGTGCCAGGAGGTTCGTATGCGATCACTGGCACGGTGGCCGGATCGTTCGTGTCGTTTGGTTCTGTGACGATTGTTGGCGGTACGGTCAACAGCATTTCGCAATACGCAGGCACCGCAACGATCAGCGGCAACGCAACGATCAGCGGCAACGCAACGATCAGCGGCAACGCAACGATCAGTGGCAACGCAACAGTAACGGGCGATTTAGCCGTCAACGGCGGTGACATCACTACCACCAGCGCGACAGCCACTCTCGTCAACGCGACCGCAACAACGGTGAACATCGGCGGAGCGGCGACTGCTGTTGCGCTTGGCGCATCAGCCGGAACCGTCAGCGTCGGCAACCTGTCGATGAACGCTGGCTATGGTTCGATTGCGCCCGTGTATGGATGCAGGGCATGGGTCAACGCGCACGGCGTTGCTGCTGGACTTATATCAACCAGCGCAACATATTCGCAGTCTGGAACGACTGTTACCGTGACATTGAATGCTCACGGCCATCTGGCGGGCCATGTCGCATCGGTTGACATAACAAGCGGTACGGGTGTGGATGGCAACTATGTAATTGCAAGCGTTGGCACAAACACGTTTACCTATACGGCTGGTACGTCGCTGACCACAAGCGGAAATTGCACATTGCGATACGCGACCATGCGCGAAAAGGCCAACGTACATAGCGTTTCCTATTCGGCTTCGCCAACTGGCCAATACTTTGTCAATTTTGCCACAGCGATGCCAGACGCGAACTATTGCGTGACTGGTTCATCGGGCGGACAGAGCGGTACAAGTACTGGTTCTGTCTACCAACTAGACACCTTCTCAATCGGCACAACGAATGCCGCCAAATCAACTGTAATGTGCCCAATTGGAACCTTAAACTCGGCGGGTAGCCTTGTTGATACTCCACAAGTGGCGGTAGCAATCTTCCGTTGATCGGATCTTGAAATGGCAATGACCAAACCAACCTCGGACCAGATCACGTTCCTGAACACGGTGACTCTGCCTGGCGATCTTGCTGTCAACGGCGCTGACATCACCACGAGCGCGACCGGAACGGCAACCGTATTCAACGCCAATGCCACGACATTGAACATTGGCGGAGCAGCCACGACGGTATCGCTCGGCGCGGCGACCGGCACGACCACGATCAACAACGCGAACACGGTCGTTACCGGCGATCTTGCGGTCAACGGCGCGAACACCGTCGTTACCGGCGATCTTGCGGTCAACGGCGCGGATATCACCACCGCATC